TGTCTATCAGTACAGTTGAATATATCATAGCTGTCAATTTAGGTTGGAGCTCATTGAGAAATTCAATTGAAAAAGATAATTTTGAGAATAATCTGATGCAGAGAATCTCAAATAAAGCCGGTACAGACCTTGAAGCTGTTGCAGTAAACTCAGATACTGAAACTGGTAGTGATGTTTATGATGATAACGATGGTTGGCTTGCACTTGGTGCTGAAGACCATGAAGTTGACCACGAAAGCGCAGATTTTGCGTCAACTGTAGATAGTACAATAGAGCTGTTTGATGATATGATAGATGCTCTGCCTAAAGAGTACCTTGATGGTGCTGACCTTAAGGCATGGAGAATTTATACTCATGTTGATATTGAATGGCTTTATCGAAGATGGTTGACTGCACTTGGTGCAACACATGCTGGAGCAATGAATTATCTTATAGACAATCCGCCAGTATTTTATCAGGGTTTTCCTGTTAAAGGCGTGCCAAGATTTTCAAGAACAAGCGTGACATCTCCATCGTCTTACTATACTTCAAAGGCAATGTTGGTCAACCCACAAAACCTTATAGAGTATATACAGACTGAGATGCAGTTTGTTAGTGAGAATAAACCAAGGAAACGTCAGATAGAAATAACCGGAACAATTAATATTGATTGGCAGATAGAAGAGACAGATGCTTGTGTTGTTGCTAAGGATATCAAGCATTCTCTTGGAACTTCATAAAATATTAATTTTATTCTCTAAGATTGCAAAAATGGGAGAGTGCACTTTTTATTAGATTTATATTAAATTTATTAAAAGTAGGTAATTCGTAAAAACATTATGTTGTATTTTTTATTAATCGCACTCTCCCAGATTTTAAGACAAAAAGGAGAAAGGTATGAACGAAAAAAAGAAAAATGTGGACAAGGTATATGCAGTTTTAAAAGAGCGTAAGACATATACTGTTTTTAATATTCAATTCAGAAAAGATACGCCAATATCAGTCACGCCTAAACAAGCCAGATATTTAAAATTAACTGGATTATTCAAATTTAGAAAAGGATAAAATGTATAAAGTTACATTAATCAAAGGCAAATCATTTAGTATACGTGGATATATATTTAATTCTGATGATGATAATTTTAAATCTAGAATTATACCAGATGACATGCTTTATCTTTTTGCGAATAACAGTAAATTTAAAATAGAAGAAATTGGCAATGGCAATGGTAAAGAGCATAAAAAAGAAATGGATATTACATATAATCCAGATATTTTTATTTTAGGCCATTATATATCGTTAGAAGATGGCTATGGCACATTACTTAATGAATTGTTAGATAATTATGATGGGTATGTAGAGCAAAACAGAAATGGTGTTGAAAATAAAAATAAAGCAATTATTCAAAATAAAGATACGACAATAATCCAAGTTACAGCACCTTATTTATTTAAACATAATGAGTGTAAGAAAAATATTGGATTTACTATGTTTGAAACAACTAAAATACCAGATACGTGGGCAGACAAATGCAATTATAGTTGTGATGAGTTGATAGTGCCAGCAGAAGAGGTTAAGAAAGTCTTTAAAGATGCTGGAGTTACAATACCAATTCATGTTTGCCCATTGTGGGTAAATGATAAATATAAACCACTTAATAATAAGCATGGCAAATCTTTTAAATTTTTATTTGTAGGTCAAGTCGAAGGATATAATCGAAAAGGATGGTATGAATTAGTAAAAGCTTTTAAAGCAGAATTTAAAAATGATAAAGATGTAGAGCTAATAATCAAATGTCCTAAATTGTCAATATCTTCTGTAATGGTCAGAGATATATTGTCAGATGATAGAATTAAAATAATAAAAGAAGTTTATAGCGAAGAACAGATGCTAGAATTATATAATAGTGTTGATTGTTTTGTTTACCCGACTCACGGAGAAGGTTTTGGTTTGCCACCATTAGAAGCAATGGCATGTGGGCTCCCTACTATTGTCACTGATTTTATGGGATGCTCAGAATTTATAGATGATAGATATTGCTATCCACTTAAAGTCACTGAGTTAGAAGAAGCAATGTATGCGCCAGACTATGGAGATGTAGGAAAATGGGCAAAGATAGATATAAAGGTGCTAAGAAAACTGATGAGAAACGTATATGAGCGTCCAGAATCAGCTCTATCAATAGGTAAAGGCGCAGCACGATACATTAATCGTAATTATAGATTTAAGCATTTTAAAGAGAAATTTGAAGAGATAATAAATGGTAAAAAGAAAGATAATATTGTTTTCTTTGCTCATCATATTTCACAGTCAGAAGGATATGGATGTTTTTGTTGGGACCTAATGAAAAATGGTTATAAAATGACTTTAGAGGAAGTAAGAGATGGGCTTACAGATTTAAAGAATTTAAAAAAAGAAAATGTATCACCTGATAATTATGTTATCCAAATTTGTGCAGGAGATTTATTTAAGAAATATAATAAATATAAAAAGAATATAGGCTATACTATGTTCGAGACTACTAAACTCCCAAAACATTGGGCTGGTATTATTAATGGTGCATGCGATGAAGTAATGGTGCCTGCTCATGAAGTGAAGGATGTATTTATTAGATGTGGTGTTACAAAGCCTATTCATGTTGTACCTTTATGGGTAAATGATGTTTATCAATATTTTTCAAGGCCAAAAAGAAAAGAATTTAAATTTTTATGGACTGGCAAATTAGATAAGTTTAATCGCAAAGGATGGAAAGATGCAATACAAGCTTTTGATGAAGAATTTAGACAAGATGAAAATGTGAAATTGATAATAAAAACTGCTAGAATTATAATGCATGATAATGAAAGAAAAGAGCTTTTTAATTGGATAAAAGATATGAATGTAGAAATAAATGAAGGTACATATACAAATGAAGAATTATATCAAGTTTATAAAGACGTAGATTGTTTTATATTTCCAACACATGGCGAAGGATTTGGTCTTACTCCTTTAGAGGCTATGGCTACTGGTCTTCCTACTATTGTCAGTAATTGGATGGGGTGCCAAGAATTTGTAAATCCAAAATATTGTTATCCAATAAATATAAATGAGTTAGAGGAAGCACATTATCCGGCTCTTTATGGTGATATAGGCTGGTGGGCTAATATTGATATTAAAGATGTTAGAAAGAAAATGCGCTATGTTTATGAAAACCAAGATAAGGCGAGAAAAGTAGGAGATAAGGCAGCAGAATATGTAAATAGTAAATTTAGACTAAAGCATTTTGATATGAATCTTAAAAAAGCATTGGGTATTTATTCTGACCAGGAAGAAGACAATGTCTCTATAGTTTTAGCTATAAAAGATAATTTAAAATATTTAGAACAATGCATTGATAGTATTTATAAATTTACAGAAGTTGATTTTGAATTGATATTAGTAGATAATGGCTCATCTAATATTGTCAAGAAATATTTAAAACAAATAAAAAAATCTCATAATAATATTATAGTAATAACAAATAAAGAAAATATGGGGTATGCATATGCTTGCAACCAAGGAATTAAACGTGCAAATGGCAAATATATATGCATGTTAGATATTGATACTATTGTTAGTCCGGGATGGTTAGAAGAGATGACTGCTGCTATGAAAAAAGATAATAGAGCTGGTGTAGTTGTGCCTTCACAGTCTTATTTAGAATCTATGATTTATGCTCCTTTTAAAAGAAATGAAAATATACCTATTCAAGAAGATGTCGCTAATTTTTCTAAGACATTGAAAAAAGGTGAATTTATAGAGAAAGGACACGATACTATTTATGGATTTTGCCATTTAGTAAAAAGAGAGGTTTACGAAGATATAGGTGGATATGATTATAAAAGATATAAAGGGGCTTCAATGAATGAAACAGATTTATTTTGGAGAGCTTTTCAGAAAGGATATAAATTATATTGGGCAAAAGGTGCTTTTGTATATCATTATCATAGCGTAGTTAAAAAAAGTTTAGGATTAGATGATAATGAAATGTACAACAAAGGTCAAAAGATTTTTAGAGATAGACAAGATTTAGATGTTTATGTTAAAAATGATTCTAGGATTGGAGCTTTATTGTGAAATATTTATCACATAATGAATTAATTAGCAAATTATCTGAGCAAGAAATGAATGATTTAATGAGGCAGGGTACGTCTGTTAGGCCAAATGATGTTTTGCAGAAAGCAGTTACTAAATTAAAACCTGAAATAAAAAACATTGTTGAAATAGGAACGTGGCGTGGAGTATCAAGTTTAGTTATGGCAAGCTGTGAAAATGTTGATACTGTATATACATTTGATATAAATCCATCATATTTTCCGGAAAAGTTATGGGAAAAATTTGGTTTAAGAGGCAAGATTGTACATGTTATTTTGCCTAATAGTTTTGAAATTTATAAAGCGATTGAAAAATTAGATTTTGATTTTACTTATATTGATGGTAGCCATAAGACTGAAGAAGAAACAAGAGATTTTTTAGTAATGAAATTGTTTTCTGATAAAATTCTGATAGATGATACTGATGATGATAGAGTTTTTGGGATTGTTTCACCTTATGGGGCAAAGAAAATTAGTTTTAGATTTGCCGTTTGGATGAAAAACAATGACTATTCTATAGTAGATGAGATTAAAAAAGATTTGGAATGGGATGAGCCTTATGGAAAAATGGATTTTAGGCATTTAGAAAGGAAATAAATTATGTTTATAAAAGCAAATAAAATCTTTTATCATTATGATAGAATGGAAGCTTATCTCAATGGGGGGTTAGTTAAGCCTATTTCTGTTAAAATGAGACTAATAGATAAATGCAATTTAAGATGTTATTATTGCTCTTATAAAGATAATTTAAGTGAAGACCAGATGACATTACAAGACGCCGTTAAAGTTTTAAAAGTATTAAAAGATATGGGCGTAAAAGCTATTGTTCTTACAGGAGGAGAGCCAACTGTTTATCCTGATTTGGAAAAATTTGCTAAAATAGCTAAAGAAGATTTTGGTTTTGAATTAGCATTAATTACTAATGGTGTTATTTATCGTGATGTAGTCAAATATATGACATGGATAAGATTTTCATTAGATACTGTTAACCCAGAAATTTATAAAAAGATTAAAGGAGTAGCTGCTTTAGATAAAGTATTAGCTACTATTGATAAGACAATGAAAAGAAAACAAGAACTTAATTCTGGGTGTACTATAGGGGCACAAGCTATAGTTACTCCTTATAATTTTGATGATAATTTTGATGATATCAGAAAAGCTATTGAATTTTCTGAAAGTAAAAAATTAGATTATTTTCAAATTAGACCATTAGAAAATTATAAATACCCAAAACTAGATTTGTTGATTATTAAAAACAATATGCGAGAAATTAAAAGAACAGATTATAAGATTAAAATTATAACTACTGATTATAAGTGGCATGAAATAGAAAATGGATATAAGAAAAATTATAAAGGTTGTCCTGCAGCAGATTTTATGGGTTCTATTGATATTAAAGGAGATTTTTATATTTGTTGTGCTATGATAAATGATAAGACAGCAAAATATGGTAATTTAATAACAAATAGCGCAAAAGATATTTTAGATAATAGAAAAACAGTCCAAGATAATTTTGATTATAGAAAATGTACTGTTGCATGTCAAGGCTCTTTATTAAACCAGACTCTTGCTGATTTTAAAAATATACAACACGTTAATTTTATTTAGGAGGAATAATGGCTGATAGAACTTGGCCAACAAAAACAGAATGCAAATCTTATTCTATTGGCATAACAGAAGTTACTGGTGCTAGTGATGATTTTTTAGATGCAAAAATAACTGAAGCAGAAAACATAATACATAATTTTTGTGAACAACAATTTGACGTTTATGAAGAAGCTGAAACTAAATATTTTAATGGCAATGACAATGACACTTTATGGTTATCAAATAGATTAACAAGTTTGTCAAGTGTCGTTGATAGTGATTATGATTTTACATCTTTAGTTGAGCTAAAATATGGCAATAATTTTAGTATATTAGAAAGTCTTTACCCAGTATATGGATATGGGCCAAGATATAGAGTAAGAGATAGAAGTAATAATGCAAAGATGTTTATGTTAGGCGTAGAAAATATTGAAGTAAAAGGAAATTGGGGGTGGGATGAAGTACCTAAAATTATTAAAAATGTGGCTTATGAGATTGTGGAGAGGTTATGCGTGATGAGACACGATGTTAGACAAAGAATGACTCCTTTTGAAGAAGAAAGAATGCCTGACGGGTATTCATATAAAAAGGGCCGACAAAATATAAATGGGTATGTCATGGATGTTTTAGACGCAAAACTTATAGGACTTTTAATGCCGTATAAATGGAATGCTATAAGAGTGGAGAAAATATAATGAGAGCTGGATTTAATACTACAATTGATGTAAAAAGTGCAACTGAAGGAGATAGAGATTCTAACAATAATAAAACATTTACTTATTCAACTCTTTTAGATGATATTGCAGCAAGAAGTGCAGTTATAGTAAGAAATAAATTAACTGACCAGAGAGAATGGATTCAATATAAAATTAGAACATTTATGATTCAAGATATTGATACTGATTTGACAAATGCAAGATATGTTGTTTATGATGGAAAGAATTATAAAATAGAAAGAATTTATGAGCCAGAAGGAATGGCAAGAGCTACTTATAGAAATATAAAAACTGAATATAAAGAAGTTGATATGTAATGAGTAATTTTGAAAGTACAATTCAAGTAAAAGGAATAGAAAGAATAAAGGAAAGACTTAACTCTATCTATTATAAAAGTAAAACTAGAGCACCAGTTGTTTTAGCTAAATGTGGCCATGTTATGGCAGGTTATCAAAAAGTAAATTGCCCAGTTGATACTGGTAGATTAAGAGCAAGTATTGGCAATCCTTCAAAAGATGGCGTTTTTACTGTTAATCAATTATCGGTTAAAGTAGGG